CCAGTTTCTTGGTCAAAATCCGGAATTTCATCTGCCGGATAAGAGGTATCTTCTAAAACCGTCTTATTTTCGTCTGTGAGCGGTTTTTCTTCTTCATCATGTAAATCATCTGTTATATCTTTCAAATTGCTAGGAGCGTCTATTTTTTCGTTCTGCGTGCCGATTAAGTCATCAAGACTATTTGTCTCTGGTGGTGTGACATCTTTGACTTGGCGTTCATCAACAAACTCATCAGCAGTAGTCTTATTGATAGAATCCGCAAGAATGTCACTGTCATCACTAATGTTGATAAAGAACTTAGCAGCTCTATTGATGACTGTTTTCTTAGCCATCTCTTGTGGGAATTCTTTTTGTGTTCCGCCGCCTGTTTTTGTTTTTGACCAGGACTTATCGATTTCTTTTTTTGTCATCAATGTTAGCTTTTTATTGCCATCAACATCTTCGATAACGCAATAAGCTCCTTCAATTGGATTATCTTGGTTTTTCCAATGTGTTGAGTGTTTTTTAAATTTCTTTTCGCCATCTACGATTTCAAGTTCAAATTCATCACCTTCGTAGATAACTTCTGCTTTAATTGATTTGATTTTTTGTTGTTGGAGAAGAACAGCCATTGTCCCAAAATATGAACGTTGAAGTTGTAATTCATTTCCATAGACAATGAAATAGCATTGGCTTTTTGCTGGTGATAACCCTTGCGTTACCATTTCTAATAGTGCATTAGCAATCGAATCCTTTGTACAAACTTCAAGGGCGGGGCGCTTGTTTCTGTCTTTGGTCTTTAAAATTTTAAAGAATGCTGATTTTAAAGCATTTGCTGGAGCATAGTTTGGAGCAATTACCAAACCTTCATCTTGTAAAGAACTAATTTTTGAATTAACGATATCAGTGATATCTTTTTGAATTGTTACAATTTCACTTGCCATCTCTATTCACCTCCAAAAACCTGCTCAAACATTCCATTTACTATGCTTTTAATTTTTTGCTCTTTTGTTAACTCTGGAACATCCTCGCCATCAATAAATTTTAGGTCATATGATGCTTCGATAACTACAACATCACACCCAAGCGTTTCTGCCAAATTATCAATTTTTTCTTTTTGCATGTTGTAAGCTTCTTCTGGTAAAAATGATGCCAGATGAATGCTATCTGTAAGTTCTACATTATAAGCAAGTACATCTTTTTTGTTTTTGAAACTCTTTAAAAAACTTCCGTCTTCAGTGTTTCTTAGCACTACAATTTTTTCTTTGGTGTTCATTTCATTTCCTCTTTCTATGTTTCAATTGCCAATTTTCGGCTTTTAAGCTCTTCAACTGTTTCTTTAACTCTATATTTTCTTCAGCTTCTTTAAGATAATCAGACATCAAGTCGCTGTATCTACTTTGCCAATAACGANTCGTCTGTATAGTCTTTAAATTCGTTGTAAGTCTGCCTTAGCGTAGGCTCTTCGCTGTCTCGTAAATAGTCAATTGTAAATATAAAAGCATCCCTAAAATTACCGTCAAACGTTACACGTTCGCCATTAATCCTAATTTCTACCATGATAGCTACCTGCGAATTTCTCTAGTCTATCTTTAATAAAGTCAAACATTGCTCGCAACTCATTGTTTTCTTTTCTTAGATTTTTGTTATTAATCATAATATCTGCCATAGAGCCATCTTTTTCTCGATATTCATCTTTTAAATGTTTAACATCTTCAGACAAATCAATGTTTTTAGACTTTAAGATTTCATTTTCAATTTTTAAGTCTTTAATCCTATTTTCTAATTCAGCTACTAATTTCAAATCTGGTCTATTTTCCAAAGTCAATCCTCCCTCTGCGCAGTCTTAACCGCCTGTATTCTTCAATTTTTTTATTTCGACTAGGTTCGTCTAGAGCCATGATTTTTGCTGCATGTTCTTCTGACAAGCTGAAAAATGTTGTTAATGTTAGTTCCATAATTTCATTCTTTCATCTTCCATTCCTTCAAATTCCATGATATGGCTTTTATCACAACCTTTTCGTATACGTGATGCAATTCTCTCTCCATACGCCTGTCTAATTTCAGCTGGTGTAAGATTTGTCGTGATGATTGTATTTGTACGCTTGTTAAGTAAGCTATATATAATACTTGTCGACCAATCGCTAACCTTTTCAGCACCTAAATCGTCCAAAACTAGATAATCAACCTCTTTTAATTTGTCCAACCAAAACGCCTCTTTACTAAAGTCTCGCTTTATTTCTGATAACAAATCAGTAACGTTTACAAGTAGTCCTAGCTTCTTCGTCTTATCTGACAGTCCTCTGATAATGCTGTAAGCTAGATGACTTTTGCCTCGTCCAGCTTTACCAGTCATGATAATGTTACCCTGACCTCCTTTAAACCAATCGTTAGCCATTGTTTTAGCCCAAACAAGCACTTCTTTATGTTTGATTGTGTCAGTTCTAAAATTATCAAACGATGCGTTTTCCAGTTCGCTATCCATGATTGATAACCTTTTTAGATAGTACAGCCGTTTGTTTTCGAGTTCTCTCTCATATTGTTTTTGAACGTGTAAATCGTTTTGATTTTCCAAATCTTCTTTGTGGCATTTAGGGCAAACTGTCAAACCAGTTTTAAGGATTGTGATATAGCTACAGTCATGCTTGTCACAAATTGTCTCTTCTTTTTTGGTATTTTTTTGATAGGACAAAGCGATTTTATCAAGCGCATTCTCATCACCAAGTATCATACTCACTTACCTCTTCTTGCTTAGATTTCCTAGATTTCTCTTTAGCTTCTATTTGCTCAATTGTCGTGATGTTGTCATCTCTCCAGTTACGTAAAATACCTCTAACATAGTTAAGATTAGTTTTTCCTTGAAGCTTAGTTCTTTTGATAGCTTCCTTAATTAAGTCATGATTATTTTCTTTAATCATCGTACGAATAGTTTCAATTTCCATAGGAGACAACAACCGACCAAATTCTTGTTCCGCTATACTATATATATAGTTAGTAGTTGTCTGATTAGAAGGCACTAAGTTTTGGTTATTTAGTATTGATATATTAGTATTGATATTATTAGTATTGATTCCCTGTAAATTATTCAGGTCTTGACCTGTAACTTTTACAGTTCCGTGCTGTAAATTATTCAGGTCTTGACCTGTAACTTTTACAGTTCCATTGATATATAAGCGGTTGGGTTTGTTTATACCCTGTCTGACCTCGTTTAATAAGCCGAAATTAGACAGTTCTTTTTTAGATTTTATGATTGTTTTTTCTGAGCATTTAAGTAGTTCCATAAATTGCTCGTTTGTAAAGTACATATAAACCTTACCGTCATCATCAAACCACTTATTTTCCACAGATAGTGTTCTGCGATCAAACAACAACATATAAATTAATTTTGCTTTATCGCTCAGAACGTTATATGGCTCTTTTAACAACCACTGCGGAAACTGATAAAATTGGTTGTTTTTTACTTCTTCAATATGCATCATTCATCGCTTTCAAAAAAAATTTCTTTTAATTTAAGATAGTAGTATTTTTTATTGTCTGCCATTCAATACTCCTTAAAAAGGTCTATCCTTGCCCCAAGTTTTTCCGCAAGAACCTGGCGTTGGCAACTCTATAAAATCAGTGCGTTGTTTGCGTTCTACTTTTTTGACAACTTGATAATCTTCTAAGATTGTGTCAACTGTTTTTGTAATTGTTTTTTGATTACTATTGCGGTTTCCGATGTACGCAATTAAAGCGATAAATAATAAGACTACTACGCCTGTAATTGGATTTTCCATGTTATACTCCTCTAGCACTCCCCAGTGCTTATTGTTTCATTAAGTGTTTAATTTTATTGACATCGGCAAGACAATACATTTTGTCTTTACCGTTTTTAAAAGATTCAAGCCCATAGCTCTCCATGCGTTTTATAGTTTGCCATGAGTAGCCGTATTCATTGACGAGCGTTGTTTGATTGACCCACTGATTTGCTAAATCTTTTTCCTGTATGAGTTTCTTAATCTCATCAAAAAGCTCTTCTGCTATCTGCTTTTTTAGTAAATCGTAAGTAAGTTGTGATTGCATAGATTTATCACCCCTTTCGTGATATAATTAAGTAAATTAAGTTTGTTTTGAGTCCGATTCCCGTCGGACTTTTTTAGTGGTATAATCATCTCGAAAGGAGGTGATTATAATGAACGACGTTTTAAAAACTAATCTTATTGCAGATGTCGCTATTTTTTCGGAAAAAAGCAATTGTAAGCTTAATGTGATTACAGCGAGTGGAATATTCACTGGAACTTTATTACCTGAAAATCCTGATAAAGCCAAGTATGCTCATGTCCTTGAATTCTTGGAATATCGTAAAGAAAATAAAGATGACAACGAAAGATTTATGTTGCTTGTTGATGCTACTTTGTCAACATCAAAAGAATCTACTTTGAACCTTCCATTTGTTGTTCTGTTTATTGACCAGATAATCGGCGTATCTTCTGTTCAGTAGTTAGCGTATTACTTAACTTTTCAGAATCTACTGTTACCACAGTAGGTTCTTTTAATTCTGCTAGGATTTCTTTTAGTGTTTGGTTTATTTCTTTTAAAATAGTAATCATGTTCTTTCTCCTTAGTGATATACACTTTGATTTTGTATGAACGCTCCATAGTATGGATTTCGTTCTTGCTGTTCAGCAAATGATGGCAACTCATTTAAAACAAGCTTTCGAACAGCAGCGCAAAAATTAACTATCATGACCGATATCCTCTTCTGAAGGTGTCGGTATTTGTTTGGCAATAATCTCAACGGCAATTTTTATGCCGGTTAAGAAACCTTTTCCATAGTCAGAACCTAAAAATTCTAAGATATTTTCAGTGATCAACTGCTTGATATTTTCTTCCATATTTTCTCCTTTCGTTAGTTTTGTTCCTTTCTTACCCAATCAGTTCAAGTTCAGTCTGTTTGTTCAACAGATTAATTTTTCGTTTAGTATTCGTGCACGGTTCCCACATAGCGATATATTCAAGCGCCTCTTCTTTCTTAGATTTAGACAATTCAGCGTAGCTATTGAGATCAAATTCTGCTTTGAAATCAAGTTCCATTTCTCGGAATACTTCACTTGAAAAACGATGCTTTCTGCCTTCCTCGTCTACTTTAAAGGTTTTATAAGCTTTTGCAGATTTTCCGCCCATACAATCAATGACACGTTTACGACGTTTTTTAGTAATCATATTAATAATTCCAGGATGTAAATAAGATGTATCCATGATTTCTTGAATATCATTCTGCGCTTGCAATAATCCTTTTTCTAAGTTATCAACCTTTTCTAAAGTCACTGTCTGCATTTTTGACATTTCAATCAGTTGTTGAGTTGTTGTTAGTTCATTCATAAGACTTCTCCTTCTAAAATTTCAGTGTTCTTACGCTTCATATCAAGGTCATTAAAGAGCTTTAGACCTCTATCGACCAAGCTATCGAACTCTTGCTTAATAAGCCCGTCACGCTGGATATAGTGCGTTTCATCAGCATAGATAAGTCCGCTCATTTCAAGTAATAGCAAATCGCCTTTTTTGAGTAGTTCAGTGATATTCTTGTATGATGCAATCTTCTTTTGATAGCTATTGAGTTTACCTTCTGACTGTTTAATCGCTTCTGTTAGCTCATCATACTTAGCTGATTTATGATTGACCTCATCACGCTTAGCATAGAATTCTTTAAGTTGACTTTTTAAATACTCCTCGTGCTGCAAGGCATCATCAACCATCTTACTTAGTTCTTTATTCTTGCCAAGCAAAGTCTGATTAAGTTGCTTAGTGCTTTCATAATCATCTGGAATAACTTCTTTGATAACTTCTTTTTCAACGACTTTAGCACTCAAGGCTTGTTCGGCTAGTCTCTCATTTTGTTGTTTTAACCGTTCTTTGTCAGCTTCTGCTAGTTTGAGTTGGCGTTCTAACTCTTTGTATTGCTTATGAGTTGTAATATCCCCATCAAAGACTTTTTGATTGAGTTCTGGATTGGCAGACGGCTTTGACATTTCTGATTGAAGCTTTTTTGGAAGTTCTTCAAATGTTTCGATATTCAATTGTTCGCTTTGCGAACGAATGAAATTATAATGATTAATGTACTCATAAGCTTTTGTTTTTCTAAATCCAAGGCTTGAATACCACTCTTCAAAACAACCATATCTATTTTTTGCCAAAACTTCTTGAGCTTTAACAAGTTGCTTACCTATTTCATAAGCGCTTTTGCTTTGAATTCCATAGATAATATTTGAACGCTCTTGTAAAAATTCTTGAGTTTCAAAATCAACAAGTGAATAGTCAAAATCATTTTGTGTTGTTATTTCCTGCATTTTTCTTCTTTCTAGTGTTGTGTTAGTTTTGTTCTATTTCTAAGAGTTTGCGTTTAAACCGCAATGTTTGGTAAAAAAATAATATCATCTAATGATATATCGAATATATAGGCAATTTGATAAGCCTTTGTAACACTTGGCTCTGTATTACCTCTTTCCCAGTTGCCCCATGTATCTTTGGAAACTTTCAAAGCTCTTGCAGCCTCTTCTTGACTCCAGTTTTTTGTTGCTCTTAAAGCTTTCAACGTCATTTTCGTCATTCCCCCACCCCCTTTCTGTGGTATAATTTAAATAAAAATGTGAGGTTGAAATGAATTTTTTTAATTTTTTATTGTGTGTTTTTAAGTTTACAAGTGAATATCTAATAAAAAATTGGATAGCTTTAATAGCTCTGTTTCTATCTTATTCAAACTACCGAAGAAATAACTTACAAGTCGAGTTAATTGCTGCTCCTGTTTCAGATTGGATTTTGAGCGTTATTTTAGACAACGGTGAAAGCATATATAATCCAAATGGTACATTAAGAGCTAACATTAAAATCATCAATCCTTCTAATGTTGATGTAAGCTACTTCGACTTGATTGTTTTTGATAAAAACAGAAAATATCAGCATTATTACCAAAAGCAAAATAATATAATTAACGATTTAACAGGTAGAGAGGCTATAGCCGCAGTACAGCCTGATGGCAATACAATCCTTATCGAGGTTCCAGAGGCAGATTGTGGAGTATTAAAAGCCCACAGTATGACAAGGATGGATTTAATCATACAAACATCTGAAATCACAGATAGACTCTTTGTTGCTTTTAAAGTAGCTAAAAAGAAAAAACTATTTAAAGCTAATAAAGCAGGATATGTTAATTCACCTTATCAATCATTTTCTGCGTCATTCCCTGTGGAATTATCAAAAAAACCGCACTACGAGGATATCCTAAAAGATTTGCATGAGTGAGAGCAGATTTTCTTGTGTGAAATATCTTGGAAGAACCTAGTACACCGTATTTAATTTTTTCCATGCCTTCCCTCCTTTCCACTCCTTTTGGGAGTTTTTATTTTGTAATAAACCAAGCGATCAGCCAAGTGATACCACCTAGCACTAACAGTGCTGGCAATACGCCACCTTCAAATTCAATACTTGTTTTTTCTTTGCCATTACGACTAGTAAACGTGTGTTCTAGATCGCCAAACATTAGTTTTTTCCAATTCATTTTGTACCTCCTAAAAATGTTATAATCAACTTATCCTAGCAGAAAGGAGGATAAGCTAATGAAAATTTCTAATTCAAAAGATTTAGCTCTCGCTATTGTTGCTTCTTCTAGCCCTACTTTGTCTATCGAAGATAAAATCAAACTTTACGAAGACTCTATGGAAGCTATTAAGAAACATAATTTACCTTTTATTGAAGCCGAAAAGCAAGAACAAATCAATAATGGTAAAGTTATAGCCGAAGCTCTTGAGCGTGGCGAGTCATTGTTTTGATAAATAGTCGCCAATTTCGAGGAACCCTTTAGCAAGTTCGCACCTTGTTAAGGGGTCTTCTGCGTTTACGAAATCTCGCAAAATTTGCATGTGCATATCTTTTAGCACTCCGATAAACTTTTCATTTTGCTCACTCATAACTTCTCCTTTCATTCTTGCGGAGATACAGCCAATGTGCTAAACTAAACTTACCCCTATTAGGGGTGGGGGAGTTTCACCCCCTATCCGATTACCTAGTAATCAGATGTTTTATTCTAAGCTTAAACCAAAGAATTTTGATTTCGACTTCTAGTTCTTTGTGTTTAGGCTTTTTGTTTAGCCTCGACTTCATCAGCTGTACCTCCTTTCGTTTTGCTTAATTCCTTAAGCTTGATTATATTATACTGCGGTTAAACCGCAATGTCAAGTATTTTTTTGCGTTTTTTTACGGTTTTTTTATTTTTTTATTTACTTTTTTGCGTTTTTGCCGTAATATATACATTATAAGGAGGTGCAAAAATGTCTTCAAAAAAATTAGAGAACAAAGAGATATTTTCTAAAAACCTTGCATTTTATATGGAGCGAAAAAGAGTAGACAGAAATACACTATGTGCAGACTTAGGACTGAAGTATACTACGGTTAGAGATTGGCTCAAGGGTATAACTTATCCACGAATAGGGAAAATAGAACTTTTGGCTGAATACTTTTCAATTAACAAGTCAGATTTGATTGAAGAACACTCTACTAATGGAGCAACTTCCAAAGTCAACTTTGATCCAAGGCAAGCAATTCTCTTATCTAACTATTCAAAACTTAACAACGTACGAAAGAATAAGTTGCTGGCTATATCTGAGACACTTTTATCTGAGGAACAAGGCAAAGTGATAAACTTGCAAGAGAAGATGGCAGAATACGGCTCCAGAAAACGTGTAAGTCTATCTGTACCCGGTAAAGTGTCTGCTGGTACTGGATATTGGCAAGAGGATGACTATGACACAGAGGTTGACTTCTACGCTGATGAAATACCAGATGAAAAAAACTATGACACCGTTGCGGTTGTTGTCGGTCACTCAATGGAACCAAAAATAAAAAATGGCGACTTTTTATTTATTAAGCTGGCTGATCAAGTTGACATTAACAAAATTGGTATTTTCCAAGTTAACGGTGAAAACTATGTCAAGAAATTAAAGAACGACTACCTCCAGTCACTTAATCCAAAGTATGCTGACATCACACCAGCTGAAGGAGATGATTTCAGAACCATTGGTGAGGTGGTAGATATTTATAGAGAAGGGTAGTCTGTGGAAAACTTGACGACATAGAAGATTTTAATGTTTATAGATTTATGAAAGCGTATAGGTTAAACACCATCTGCGATGAAGCGATGGTAGTAAATGAGTTTAAAAATTTAATTTAGGAGATTTATGATATGAAAAAACCTTTTTATAAAAAGTGGTATTTTTGGACACACGCTATACTACTATTAGTTTTAGGATTTTCGTTTTTTGTCATTTACAGATTGGCAGAGACTAATATTGTTAACGAGAAGAAAATAGCAAAATTAGAAAAAACTCAAGAAAATAAAACGACGTCAGGTATTAGGAAAACCATATCCGATTTTACCAGTCGTTTTGACGAAGAATTGTCTGTCAGAGCTATTAAATTTTATCTTAATAAAGATCAAGTTGTATCGTCTTTTGGTGATGAAGTTAAATTGGGTGGAGGTTACTTAACTATAAATAAACCAAATAATGACAAAACAAGAATGTTAGCAACAACAACAGATTTCAAAAATAAAATCATTGTGCCGATAGAATTCAAAAATACAACTGGGGAAACAAAAGGTTTTGATACAAGAGATATTTTCGCCTACAATGGAGATGAAACTATTTCTTTTGATTCAGTTATCAGCGAAAATTTAGATAATGACGGATATAGCGTTGTTGTAAAAGATGGAGAAACAGCAGCGGCTAGTATTGTTTTTGGGACAAACAGCAAGATTAAAGATATCAAAGTGAGATATAACTCAGGATTATGGAAATAAAAAAAGCCCCACGCTCAAATTTGGGAGGGTCTGAGCGTGGGGCGAATCTAGTATAAGAAACAACCATTAAAAAGGTCGTTTTCTTGTACCTAATTATATCATTTTTAGGAGGTGATGCCAATATCCTATCTCAAAATCAGCACTCCCCAGCGCAAAGAGAGAGGAAAAAACAATGATTGAAAAATACACTAAAAAAGATGGCACAACTGCCTATCGCTTAAGAGCATACCTTGGTGTTGATCCCATGACTGGTAAACAAGTCAGGACAACTAGGCAAGGGTTTAAAACAGAAAGAGAAGCTAAAAGAGCCGAGGTAAAACTTATTGATGATTTTCAGCGTCAAGGCGCTTGGAAAAGCAACGATAAAACTACATTTGACGATGTAGCCAAACTGTGGTTTGAGCAGTACCGAAATACAGTCAAACCGTCAACATTTCTGGTTAACCAAAACTACTATAAAACAATTTTAAAGCCACATTTAGGACAACTGCAAATGACGAAGATAACTGTCATGATTTGTCAAAAATTTGTGAATTGCCTATCTCGATATAGCGGTTATAGGCTTTATCTAAGTTTAGCAAACAGAATTTTTAAATTTGCTGTCAACTTAGGTATTATTGATAATAACCCCATGAGCAAGACGTTGAGATCAAAGTGCACTTACAAAAACATGGATACACTCACCAAAAAATATTACACAAAAGAGGAATTGAATGCTTTCTTGAGGATTGTGGAAGCTGAAGAAACTCTAGAGATGCGTCTGATTTATAGATTGCTGAGTTATGGCGGTTTTAGGATTGGTGAATTAATAGCTTTAAAAGATACCGACTTTGATTTCCACAACAATACTATCAGCATTACAAAAACCATTGCTTATACAAAAGAAGGATGGGCTGTACAATCTCCTAAAACCAAAAAAAGCAATCGCACCATATCAATGGACGCTGAGACCATGACGTTAGCCAAATTATATATTAAGCAAAGTATCAAACCTTTACACGGATCGTTTAAATTGTTTAATTTTGCTAGCGACACCGTGAGAAAAAGACTGGACAGATTTATATTGAAGCATGGATTAAAAAGGATTACTCCCCACGGGTTTAGACATACCCACGCTTCGTTGTTGTTTGAGGCTGGGATTCCCGCTAAGATTGCACAAGAGCGGTTAGGCCACGCTAAAATAGCAATCACGATGGATTTATATACTCACTTATCCAAAAAATCAAAGGATAATGTTGCTGACAAATTGGCCGAACTCGTCGCTATTTAACACAAACGTAGTGGGGAACGTAGTAAGTCTGTTTTTAGACTTTAAAAAAGCCTTGATATCAATGATTCTGAGAGGTAATCTTATATTATAACAAAAAACAAAGGCTTTCACAGGAATATATCAGCGAACTTTCCCTATAAAAAAATTCTGCAGCTATCTACTGCAGAAATAAAATCGATTAATCCGCTTTAAAAGCATTGAAAAAAGGTTGAATATTTCGTATGAATTTTTTCTTCCCCGCAAAACGTTCACCATTAATCAGTTTTTCAAATTTTTCTTTATCAATATCTGACAAAGTTTCTTCCACTTTTGTTAAAGTATCACGATAAGCAATATAGTCATCTAAAACTAGTCCTTTACTCTTAACATAATGACTAACTTCACTGATTTCTTCATAAGGCATTTTATTAAATTGTCGCTTTTGACAATCTTGGTGTCTTAATACATCGTTTAAATAATTTGAAAATTTTGTTTTAAAGTAAATGAATAGTTTGCTTTCATTATCCAATAAATACGGATGCTCTTCAAGCAACCTAAAAAGTACAATACGTCCTTCTTGAATCCAATCATCATATTCCCAAAGTTGAACAAAATAATTTCTTCTCAGCTTCATTACGATTGGCTTTACTTTATCAAACAACTCCTCAAAATCTCTCAAAACAACTTATTCCTTTCTTAAACATATACTAAGTATAAAAAAAGTAAGGTGATAACAACATGACAATGGTGTCCTTTAAGGAAATGATTTTTTCCCAAAACACATTAATTGAGCATTATCAGACTATTTAGTAACTCATATTAGTTAACATATAAAAAGCTTGAGATGATACTCTCAAGCTTTTTATATGATGACACAATCAATGCCCTTTTTTCTTTTGGTAACGTTTTTCTTGTTTTAATTGGTACCGATGCTTTCTTAACTCATTTTTCTTACATTTCTGACTTAATTGACGTTCGTTTTTTATACTCATATGAATAGTTTTCATCGCCAATTGCGCTTTTGTAGATACTACTGGCTTACGTTTTTCTCTATTAATTTCTCTTTGCATTCTTTTAGGACTTTTTTTGTGTTCATTCGTACGCTTTAGAGAAATATCCGTTTTAACAAACTCGTATTTTTTTATCAAATCATTAAGTTTATGATTTATAAAATTAAAAACATCATCATCTTTAGGTTCTTTTCCAAAAAAATACCGAAAAACTTTGTAATCACCATCATCATCGTACTCAATCAAACCCAACCAAAAATTACCATCAAAATAGACTGTCATTTTCATACAGCCCCCTCCTTTAAATATTAAATTGCAATGGACGACCTGGAGGGAAGGTTACTGACGTTCACTGAACGCTTGCAGACTACCAACTGCAACGTGTTTTTATGCTATAACGATTATAACACAGTACACTATGATTATCGATAAACGACCTTATTAAAGGTCTATACTATTTGTCAGTCTAAAAATTTAAAAGCTGTTAAGCCAACTCCAGTAACGTTATCATTTTTTTATGATTGTTAAACGAGGCCAAATATTATTCCATTTCTTCTTATCCACTCGCTTCAAATAAACATTATAACGTAATAGATCCTCTTCAAAATATGGCGTAGGACTAACAATGAAATTTAATATTTCCTCTTCACCATAAGGGAGGTAAAGTTCGAGTTGATTTCTATCATCTAACCTTTCTCCCACTGCAGTACACTTTTCAGGAAATTTCGAAATAGCATCTTTAGAGCTAGTATACTTTGGGGTATTAGGAGAATGAGTGTTCATGTAAAATTCATTTTTAAGTTCCCAATCGTACTGTGGATAGTTATCCTTTAATTGTTGTTCTAATACCACCGTTTCTTCATAAGAAATATTTTTATCAAAAAATACAACATCAATGTCTGATGTCAATGTCTCATTTATTCCAGAAAGTTTATTCCATATAAAGTTTCTCAATGTGCCAGCACACAGCCAACAATCATTCAGTGGAAGAGATTTTATTATAGCTAAAATCTTCATTATATCAGAATTACATAAAATCATATGATAAATTTTAGTCATTTTATCTCCTTTGCTACATCTCCAGACAATGTTTAAATTTTAATCTTATTATATACCATTATTAGATCAGATAGTAAGATCAACAAGAAATACATCCTTAAATTTTAAACAATTTTTAGTTATTACAATCACGTGATTGAATGCTCCAAGTGTCAATTTAAGATAATTATTATCCCATATATTAAGCAAGAAGAATAATCATCAAGTTAACATATTAAATCAACCAGATAAAGGGATCGCTTTTGATGAAAAGAATTACATTGATGATTTATTGACAAACTGGAATATTAAAAGTATCATTTGATACCAGAATAATTACATAATTAATAAACCATTACTCAGAAAGAATAAAAACAACAATATTGTTATCTCGCCTAATACAAACAATAAACTTACATTTAGTTCACTAAAAATATTTAGCCTATTTCATATGTACAAGGTTATCAAAAGGATATTTAAAACTATGTACCAATATATGACGTTAGATACTAGGTTAAAATATTTTAACTTCTACAGTTCTTTTAAAGATGTCTTCGAAAATACTATAATGGAGCGTACATACTCCAAAATATTAAATTAAAAATAATGAAAATAAACCTTAAGTAAAGGTACATATAAACAAAGTAACTTAGAATGAGGAATCCCGATAACCTTATTTTTAGAAAAATAAAATGTCACTTTTAAAAGTAAACAAACCTTGATTTAACAAGGTTCGAGCTTTAGAAGTTAACTTAAACACTGAGCAATGATGAGCTTTTAGTGATTATAGAGCCACTGCTTCATCATCTTTCAGTAACCTTTCTGATAGGAATTAGTAACACAATGCTCAGAGTGATAACCGCCATTGACATCAGGAACGCGAACCTCTACTTTTTCATCAATAGATTTTAAGGACTTATCTGGTTGCAGGTAGACAATACCATCATTGGGGAGGTT